ACGGGCAGGTCATGAAAATTACATACGATATCGTTGACGAATGATTGGAGGGTTTATTATGAGAGAATTCTGGAACACAATTCAGCTTATTTTTACGGCGGTCGGCGGGTGGCTCGGCTGGTTTCTCGGAGGGAGCGATGGTTTGCTTTATGCGCTTATTGCCTTTGTGGTGATCGACTACATAACCGGAGTGATGTGCGCCATTTCGGACAAGAATCTGTCAAGTTCGGTAGGATTTAAGGGAATATGCAGAAAGGTGCTTATCTTTGCTCTGGTCGGCGGTGGGCATATTCTCGACACTAGGGTTATTGGCGCAGGCTCTGTTCTGCGCACTGCGGTGATATTCTTCTACTTGTCGAACGAGGGAATTTCGTTGCTTGAGAACGCCGCGCACCTGGGTCTGCCCGTTCCTAAGAAGCTGAAAGATGTGCTGGAGCAGCTGCATAAGTGCTCGGAAAAGGAGGACGATGATGAAGATTAAAGGTGTTGATTTAAGTTACTGCCAGGAGGGCATCAGCTTTCCTGCGCTGAAACAGGCGGGTGTGAAGTTCGCAATTATCCGTGCGGGTTTTTCCACAAAGAAAGATGTTACTATGGATAAGTTCGTGGCTGACTGCAAGAAATACGGCATTGATTACGGATTTTACTGGTACAGCTATGCTATGAGCATTGAGCAGGCAGAAGCTGAAGCTAAAAAATGTATTTCTGTGATTAAGGAACTGTCCCCGACATATCCCGTATTCTTCGACATGGAGGAGAAAAAGCAGATCGGCGGTTTGAACACGGACACACGCACAAAGATGGCGATTGCTTTCTGCGAAAAGATAAGGCAGGCGGGATTCAAGCCCGGAGTTTATGCAAATCCGTCCTTTATGGAGAACTATTATGACAAGAGCAGAATTGTCGGCAAGTACGACATATGGCTTGCTCACTGGACTAACAGCCCCGACTGCCCGTCAAAGAACAACTATGGTCAGACTATGTGGCAGTGGGGACTTGACAGAATAAGCGGTTATGATGTAGACGGTGATATCTGCTTTACCGATTACGGCAAGAAAAATCCTGTCAAGAAAACCATAGATCAGCTTGCTGACGAGGTGCTTGAAGGCAAGTGGGATAACGGTGCAGAGCGTTATAGATTACTGACCGCCGCAGGATACGACTACAATACGATTCAGAAAAGAGTCAACGAAAAGCTATACAGGAAAACTACCGATGAGATTGCAGTTGAGGTTATTGCGGGGCTGTGGGGGAACGGAGCTGAACGCAAGGAAAAGTTGATCGAAGCCGGGTATGATTACTCGGAGGTGCAGAGAAAAGTTAATCAGCTTATTAAATAAGAAATGTGCCGTGGGCATTTGGACTATTCCGAATGCCCACGGCTTTTTTATAAATAACTTAGTTTAACTTGTTTGAAAAACAGATGAACTGATAATCTAAACGTCACTTGTTGATAAATTACGCTTGCAATTTATTGGGATTAGTAGTATAATATAATAACAAAATTACTTAAATGGTGGTGATTATGTGAAAATAGCTATATGCGATGATGAAAAGATTTTTTTGAAAAAAATGAATAACTTGATTGTCAGTAATTATGCCAACCCCGACAAACTGATAATCTGCGAATTTGAAAGTGGAGAGCAATTTCTGTCGCAATTTAAAGCCAATCAATTTGATGTAATCATACTTGACATTGAAATGAAAGAATTGACAGGATTGGATGTTGTGGAGAAAATTCGTGAAACGGATAAAGCTGTTATCATAGCTTTTTTGACAAGTCATCAGGAATTTGCACCAAATGGCTATGAAGTAAATGCTTTTAGATATCTGCTAAAGGGACAGCCTGAACAAATGTATATAAAACAGCTTCGCTCAATATTCAATGAATATCATCAGACACATATGGCTTTTTCTGTTCAGATGTCCAATACAGTTTTCAATGTAGCTGTGAGTGATATTCTGTATTTTGAGATCTTTAAAAGAACAATAGTATTACATACAAGAATCAATAAATATCAGTTCAATGGAAAGCTGTCGGAAATTGAAAAGGATGAGAGACTTGTTAATTTTGTTAAGCCACACAAGAGTTATTATGTGAATTTGTCGTATATAGGAAATATCGAACCCACCTCAATTATTATGAAAAATGGCGATAAAGTACCTCTAAGCCGTAATTTTAAACAGTTTGTTACTGATAAGTTTGTTTCATTTCTGACTGCGAGGTGCTGATATGTTTAACTTGTCCGTCTATGAAGCTATTGAAATTATTAACGCTATTCCCGAAATTTTGATTATCGCACTTTTTTATCACCGTATTTTTGAACGGAAATATAACTCTTACTTACCGTATATCATTAGTTATGGCATAGCATTTGCCGTGCTTTCAGTAACATCGTTACTTGTAGCATCACCGTATGTGCGAATTGGCATTACATTTGCAATCCTACTGACATTTGCAATATTCCTGTATAGTGGATCGAATACGGTAAAGTTTTTTGCATCAGTCTATTATTTGCTGATTGTCTTTATATCCGAAACGCTGTTCGTTGGAATTCTGGTAATTATGGGATATGGAAATCCTTCTGAACTGTTAGAATCCAATATGGGGAGAATACTTGGAATGATAGGGACAAAAATCTTTGATTTCTGGATTATCGTATATTCTTGCCGTATTTACAAAGACAAGGTAAAAAGTTTACCGTTCAGATATTGGGTGCTTATTATTCTAATGCCGTTTTTAAGTGCCGTTATTCTTAATCAGATATTCCCTGCTCATCACATTGGAAATAATGTGATGATAGGATATATTATTTCGGTTTGTGGAGTCCTGTACCTTAATTTCTCTGTATTCAACTACTTTGAGAGTTATGATAAACAACTCAGGCTTGCCACACTTGAGCAAATTATGGAGCGCGAAAGTGAAAATTATCGTGCGATTGCTAGTTCATATGCCGAAATCAGAAATATAAAGCACGATCTCAAGAATCAGGTAACCATACTAAATGATTTGTTAAAGGATAGTAAATATGATGAAGCAAAACAACACATAAATCAGTTGTACAATGATGTTGAGAAAGTTACATCGGTCTGCTATACAGGAAATTCAGCCGTTGACTCTATTATCAATCTGAAAGGCGATTATGCCCGAAGCTGCAACATTTCATTTATAAGCAAAATCACGGTGAAATCCATTGATTTTGATGCAATCGGTATATGCAGGATTTTAGGGAATGCACTTGATAATGCCATTGAAGCCTGCGAGCGAATTGATATTGATGAGAAATTTGTATGTGTTTCAATGCATCGATTGAATAATAAGCTGATAATTGAAATTGAAAACTCCTCTCTTCCTGTTGATGTAAACAATCTTATAACTTCAAAGGAAAACAAAGCAGCTCATGGAATTGGTATGCAAAGCATACGACAAACAGTTGAGAACATGAACGGTTATGTAAGCTGTAGTTACGACAATGGCTGTTTCTCAATAAAAATTATCCTTAATAAATAGAAAAATACCGCCTGTATACTGAAAAATGCAATTCAGTATACAGGCCTTTCTCTTTTGTCAATACATCTTGGAACAAAAAATCGACATCTCGTGCAGAAAATGTTGAAAATACAACCCAATAAAGCTATCCTTAAAGTCGAGGTGATATTTTATGATTGCTAGACTTTCAAAAAGGATGGCTTCTTTTTTTGCCCGTAACAACGTAATTAAAAGTGAAGATGAAGAAGTATATGAATACGGCTTACAGCTTCTCCTATCAACAGTGTTTAACGGCATAATTGCACTTATTCTTGCAATTATCAGTGGAACAGTTTTGCAATGCATATGTTATTTGGCGGCATTTGTTCTATTGCGTAAATCAGCAGGCGGCTTTCACGCCAAAACTCATTTGGGCTGTTGCTGCATTTTGGCTATCGTGCTCAGTCTATTCATAACGTTCATCAAATTTGTTCCGAACGAAGTTTATGGTATTGTAGCTGCTATCGCAGTTGCATTTTCCGTTGTTATAATCCTTATGTTTGCTCCTTTGGAACACGAGAATAAGCCAATAAGCTACAAGGATAAAAGTAGACTTAGAAAAATCAGCATCATCTATTTAGTTTTGTTCGCACTCCTTGTTTTTGCACTTTTTATAGCAAAATTGAAGATGATAATGATATGCGTTGCATTAGGAATGTTCACAGCAAGCAGTTCAATGTTAGTAGCTGTAATTGAAAAAAAGATAAAATCAACACATCTTGGAACATAAAAACGACACGATATGCCAAAAGCATTGAGTTTTTATTGAAAATCTGCAAGAATTGAGGTGGCGGCTTTTGCGAAAGTCAAATGAGCCGAACAAAATGATTTCGATGACGATAATTGCAGAATTGGTACTGCTTACACTGACATTGATTTCAAGAAGCGCTTGTGCATTCTGTTTCTGTCAGCCAAGCGAGCCTATTGCTCTGCAGAGCGTTATCCGAGAAAGGGGGGAGGAAAATGAAGAAACTGAATAGTATCGTCCTGAAGTTTAGCTCTTCTCTGGCAGCTTTAGCATTGCTTGTTGGTGTATCTTCTTCGGCTTCTGCTTGCTATTTCTGGTTCAATCAGCCTAAAATGCCGAAGGCTATTGAAAAATTCAGGAAAAACATCTAAATCCAAACGACAGATCGTAGGTATAGGCTCTGTTGACTCAGAGCCTATGGCTACAGAAACGGAGGAAAAATGAATAACAGACTTGTTCAGAAATCAAAAAGACTTTTGTCTGGCATTGTTGCTACTGCAATAGCAACTTCAATGCTTCCGACTCTTCCTGCGGTTGCAGAAACAGGTGAAAAATATCCGTATACCCTCTTTGCAGGCTCGAGCACAGAAGGTGCAATTACTGTTAATGCAGGAAATTTCTGCATTAACGGTAATGTAGCAACCAATGGTACAATCGTTTCAAGCGGTAATATGAACGTCAATGGCACTAAAACCGAAAATGCCGGTTTTGATATGATATATATTTTTGACAAAATTGATACCAAATACTTTTCCGGCAACAATGTTGAGGAGCATACCGAGGATTATGTTCTTGATGAGCTTAATATCAACATTAACACTCCGACCGAAGTACTTGGCGAGGCTGAACTGACAGGAAACATTAACATCAATACTGCTCTCAAAGCCTTTGAAGATGTTACATTGAACGGCGAAGTTAAGAATACAAATGACTCCGTAATTTACTCAAAATACGGAGATATTGTCATTGACAGCACAAATGTAAATCTTAACGGCTTGGTATACGCTCCGTTCGGTAGCGTTGAAGTCAAGGCAATGAACCTTAATCTAAACAATGTTGTGATTATTGCAGACAGCATTGTCTTGGACTGCCCGAATGTCAATGCTAACTACAGTACAAATGCCGCAGATTTTGTCGGAACAGTTTCCGAGCCGCTGAATATCCCAAAAGATGAGTGGCAGTATATGAAAGATGAAAACGAGAACGGTCTGCCGGATTTCTTTGAGGATTTTGATAACTGGTCGAAGCTTGCCGATACTGATGGTGATGGTTTGCCTGACAGCGTTGAGGAATATCTCGGCAGCGATCCTGACAATACAGACACGGACGGTGATGGGCTTAACGATTATTATGAAGTATTCGGCACATATACCGACCCGACAAAGGCTGATTCCGATGAAAATGGCGTGAATGACGGCGATGAAGATTTTGATGAGGACGGTCTGACTAACCTTGAAGAGTTTCTGAACAACACTTATCCTTACATAGACGACAGCGATAATGACGGCTTGTCTGACGGTGATGAGGTTAATAAATATGGAACAGATCCGCTTGTTGCCGATACAGACGGAGATGGTTTGGACGACGGTGACGAGATAACTCTCGGTACAAATCCTTTGGTACAAGATACAGACGGTGACGGTATTATCGACAGCAAGGAAAAATTTCAGCAGACTTATACTCATAAGGTCAAGAATGAAGATTGCGCCGTAACCGAAGTTATCGTTGATATGGAATGCACAGGCAATATCAATAAGACCACCTCTGTTGAGAGCGTTATGAATACGGACATTCTATGCACGGACGTCGTTGGTCTTATAGGGGAGCCGTTTGAGATTGAAACAACATCGGAGTTTGACACTGCAACTCTGACATTTACCATTGACAAGAGCAAATTAGGCGAAACAGAGTTTGAAAATCTGCTCTTTTTGTGGTACAATGAAGAAGAGAATGATTTTGTTGAGTTAGAAACTACTCTTGACGAGAAGAATAGTACTGTTAGCATTACAACCACACATTTCAGCAAGTATATGGTAATTGATAAGTACAAGTGGTTTGAAGCATGGGCGGTGGAATTTGACTATAATCCCACCGGCGGTGCTTCGGGTGCACCAACTATACCCGTAAAATATAATACGGTTCTTGCAATTGACTGTTCCGGCAGCATGGATTGGAACGATCCTATATCCATTAGAAGTGGTATTAACTCTGCCTATGATGCTCTACATCCCTATACCTGCAATCGGATAACTGCGGCTGAAGGTTTTATCAAGTATATGAATTCAAATGATGAAACAGCAATTGTACTTTTCACCGACAGTGCGAATACAGCTTCTTCAATGACAACAGACAAAGAAACTCTTAAACTTGCACTTCAGAAGATGTACAGCAACGGCGGAACAAGTTTCAGTGCTGCTTTGAATGCTTCGATTAAACAGATAGAAAGTGCTGAAAAAATTTCAAACGGTGCAAATAAAAACCGCATCATTTTGCTGTCTGATGGTGACGACAACGACTCTGCAAGCAGACGAAATGCTGCAATTCAGATGTGCAATGATAAGTATATTGAAGTTTACACGGTTGGTTTTGGTTCGGCAAACGATACGATACTTCAAAATATTGCTGATAAAACAGGCGGCAAATATTACAAGGCATTGAATGCGCAGGACATAGTTGATATTTTTGCCAAGTTAGGTTACATGGATGATTTTGATATGACGGATACTGATGGTGATAAATTGCCTGATGCAGTTGAAACGGCAGGAATAAGACTACAGAATGGAAATATTATTTATACAAATCCTGTAAAATCAGACACTGATGGTGACAGACTGCTTGATGGTGAAGAAATTGACCCGACTCCGTGTGTAAAAGTAATGCTAGAATTTGCTCGCGATCCTTCGTTTATTGGACCGCCTGCCCCCAAATCTGTTTACTATTTCAAAATGTATTCAGATCCAACAGTAGATAATTCGGATTCTGATTATGATGGGATAGAAGATTCAGAGGAAACAAAAGCTGAGCGCTTAAACAGTTCATTTAATGTAACTTGGGATAGTAATGGCGAAATATATAATAATATAACCTATTCCATGAATTACTCACAATTTTTTGGCGATAACACAAAATACAACAGTAAGATCAGCACAATTTCCTCATTGATGGCATCATTGGTTTATGATAATCAGATTTTGACAGATGAGCCTGATGAAACAAATGAAAACAGTTATGTTGATCATTTTTTGCG